AAATCAACATATCTAAGAATCTGTTCCCGATTATGTTTTGTGGATCTTTTAGGCATAATCCTATACCATAAAAGGCATAGGAGTTCGAGCATTTGAACTTCCACGCTTCCCTATTAGACTTAGTATTTTACTCTCATAATGAGTCATTAGCGCCTGTTCCACACTTGTATCAAATTCATCGCTGTTCATAGCTAAAAAGATAATCATTTGACGATATAAATTTTGAAAAGTACGAGGGCATGTTAATTCCTCTCCTAATTCTGAGTAAGTATCAGGCAAGTAGTAATAATAAAGAATTAATGAATCATTATCAGAGTAAATAGTTTTATTTATAATTTTGTAACTTATACTTGTAACAGCAGCATTTGGAGCTACAGATTCTAATGATGGAACAGAGTCGTCAGTATTTACTGCTGACTCTGTTTCAAAATCGGCAGGCAGATCGCCGGACCCATTAGTAAGAGTTAATTCAACTCTTTTAAGAGCATAATTACTAGCATGATCTATTAGCAGTGTATAGACATATTCTTGAGTTTGATTCAAATAAACAATAAGCTCCTGATCTTTGTAACCAGTTTTAAGCTCATCACTCATTTGGTATCTGATCTCTGTAAATAAGTCTTTTACTGTCATAATATTATCCTTCTAGTAAGGCTACTAATTCTGCCTCTCTCATGTTTGAGTATCCTGTAAGACCTCTGTGTTTACAAAGTTTTTTAAGCTTTTTCACACTGAGATCAATTAGATTCTCAGGAATTTGGAAACCCAGAGCAACTTCTTCATCAGAATTTGCTTCTTTATTCTCCATTTTGCTATTTTGGTTAATGTTTGCATCCGCATCATTTTTACCTTTAGGTTCTAATTTAGCAGGAGAATCGACCCACCCTGCTTTTTCAGCAATTTGAATTGCTTCACCTTCAAAAATAGTTGGTTCATAGTCAGTGTGGTATCTCCACGCTCTTTCGATCAAGTTGCTCATAGGAATCCTTTATACCCGACTTACGATGTCAAACGACATGCAAGTTCAGGGTAAATTGTTTTTGTACCAAATAAGATGTCAAGACGGATGATCTCTTCATCTGAATCAATATCATACGCTTTGACTACACGGATTGATAAACCGTTATGAGTTTCACGCGCTTTGAAATTTGCACCGTCAGGCATTTCTAATGGTACAGTTACCAATGCAAACGCATTAGGGTGGTAACATAAGTTTTGTGCATATCCCGCACCGCCTGTACCTTTAACAGTGATCACAGCGTCATCAGCAGGAGCAGCATCAACAGTTTGATAAGCACCTGAAGTGATAATCGCTGGTGAAATGTTAAGAGTTGCAGGACCAGTTGTTGCACCAGAATCAGCATCAGCATTTACAACAAAAGTTTGTAATTGACCTGTAGATTCTTTAGTATTTGGATTCACAGAATGTACGCCTGCAATTGTAAATACATCACCCTCTTTTAAAATACCTGTTGTACTTGGAGTCCAACCATCAGTAATAAGAGATTGAGATCCAGAATTTTTAGATGCTGCGTAAGTTACATTCTGACCTGCACCATTTACAAGAGGAGTACCAGTAGCAACACCAACAGTGTGAACTTTAATAGATTGACCCATATAAGTATCGAATCTTGCATAGTAACCCATACGAGCTTCTTCAAGTGCAGTTTTAGCTTTACCTTGAACAAACACAGCTTTTAGCCCATCAGCTAAAGACCAAGTAGTTTCAGGATTGAAGATTGCTTTACGACCTTCAGGAACTGCATTATCATCAAGTACACGACCAGCTTCACCTAAGTGTGCGAATGTACTTGGAACTGTTCCAGGAGTACCGGCATAATTGAATACATCAGCATATAAACCAGTAAGAGCAGATTCCACAGACTGTGCAAGTGCAATAACAGCAGGCTTGATATATCTTTCAGAGTATTGTTCAATTGTAAGTGTAAGATCTTGAGTATTGAAACTCCAACCTACGTGCTTACGTGCATCAATAGTAATCCCTGTAGTACCTTCTTGCACATCTTGTTTTGCCAGTGTAGCACCATCTGTAACAGCGAACTTAACAGGTCTACGAATAGAAATAGTATCACCAACTTTAGCGAACTCATTTTTGTATTCTTTATAGACGTTGTTACCCATAACCAATTGATTTTCCAACTGCATCAATGCCTCTTTAGCGATGATACTTGGAGTTAATAAAGCATTAGCCATAATATTTTTCCTTTATGAATTTCCGCAGATAAACCTACATCGAAGCTTCACGATAAGCACGATATTCCTCGGCTGTCATTTTGCTTGGATCTTTCACACCTGTGTTATTGACATTCCCTTGAGGGGCTGAAGTCACAGGTGGGGTAGTGCGTGATTGATTAGCTTGAGGAGCTGAACTCAGAACCTCTTTAGCAACATCTCTCACGAATGAGAGAAGAGTATTTGTATCACCAGTCTGTACTGCTTGTTGAATACGTTGTCCTTCAGCTCTTGTCGAAGGGTCGCTTAACAATTTATACATCTTGGTTTCTGCTTCTTGGTCGATAGTTTGAAACTGTTCAGGAGTGAATCCTGCTTTGAAAGTATTCAACTCGGCCATAGCATGAGCCTGTTTTGTTGCAGTCTCTTTAAGGTCTCGCCTTGTATCAGCCAACTCCATAATATACATTTCATACCCTGGATCCCAAGCTTCAGGCTTCTCTTGAAGTCCGAGCTTTTGAAGAGTAGTTATCATAGCCATATCTTCAATTGAAGGCTGTGTATTTGGTGTTGTAGCTTGTTGAGTGTCTTGGAGTGGTTCAATTTGACCTTGTTCCAATTCATTCAATTTCTGACTTAATTCTTGACTCTTACGAGTAATAGGAGATTGCATCGCTTGATAAAGCGGTATCATCTCAGGAGGAATACGACTCGTATCAATCCCATCAACTTGAAGAGTTTTCATCTCTTCCGGTGTGTAGTAATTAGGAGTGGTATTCTCCTCTTCAACAGGTTCAGTTGGAGAAGTTCCTTCATCTTCCGATAATGGATTGCTTCCTTGATCTTCTAACTCTGTATCTTGAGGAGTGATTTCACCCTCACCTTCAATCTCGAATTGTTCCTCATTTGGAGGAGTTTGTTGATTATTCATCACTTTCCTTTGTTTGGATTATGCTATTGTTACATAATTTTTCATATTTTTATAGGGTTAAACTTGTGAATTTAAGCTTTCTAGGTTCATTTTAGCTACATTTGCTTCATTTTGAGACCCTTCAAGCAATGATTCATATCCAATAATCACACGCAGATCAGCTTGTAAAGCTTCAATACGTTGTAAATCACTTCGTGTCTCAGTTCGTATAGTGAACCACAAAAACTTTGTCACACTCACTTCTTTAACAGCTGAAACCATAGCTAACTCTTCAATGATTTTATCTTTGATCTTAGATAAAATTTTCTTTTGCGTCTCTAGTAACTTCTTAGAATTTTTCCCTAGTTGGATCACTTCAACTAATTCAGCCTGTAATGCTTCTCTTGTATCACTCATAATTACCTCCTTGTGGCATTGGTTGACCTGGTTGGCCTGGTTGTGGGTGAGGAAACATTTCCTGCAAAGTAGGTAAATAAGTATCCACATCTTTTACCCCCATATCTTCCAGAATTTTAGCTTTCTGGCTACGATATTTATTATACAGCAACGGATTCGCTATGAACATCTGCATCAATGGCTGAATCTCTGCAAAGAATGTGCCAACCACTTGCATAGCTCTTAGATTCTGTTCTGCTGATCCTAGCCCAAGTCCTGCTGCTACAGTCACATCATATTTTCTACTGAAGGTAGCTGGGTTCTGATCAAGCTCTTTTCCAAGCAAACGAATCACCTCATCCTGTTCCATGTACTTCAAATTAAGATCCACCATGTGTGAGAACAATTCTACAAAACCAGTCTCCACGATGTTACGTGCGATCATCTGAATACGTTTATTTCCATTCTGGTTCAGGATCTCAGCTTCACCTTTGGTACCAGATTTGTTTACTTCACCACCAACACCCATTGAGTAGCTTGTGATCCCTGATGTTTCTTGTTTTTGATTGTCGTTGTATTCAAGAAGTTTAAGAGTCCACGGCGCAATATTAGTTACTTGCTCCTGTGTAACTAAGTTTCCAATGTTTATATTTTGTTCTGCTGCTACTGGGATGTATTCTAAATCCTCAGAGAGATATGCCCCATTCACAGCTTTTGAATTGTAAAAATATTTAGGCTTATTAGTGAGTGCTGTATTTACGATCACCTGACGAAGCATAGCAATCTTTAAATGTTGATAGTCTGCTACCAAGTCAGTTAAACACTTTCCAATAATATCATCTGGTTCAAGCAGCGGCATCATTGGAAAGAATGGATGTCTGCCGATCTCATTCTCTTCCACGCGTAAGATCACTCCATTCGCTATAGTAACGATCACATCCTTCATGATCTGTGATCCGTCCATATCATACTTACCGTAACATTCATATCTGGTGACCACTTTACTAGCATCTTGTAAACGTTCACCCTCATAAGTTGCTTTATCGGTCTGATAAGCTGTATCGTCTGTAGTAGTTTGATATTCAGAATTTCCACCATATCCTTTTTTAGCAATAACAGCATCCACATCTTCTTTCTTATAGATCCCTTCTTTAACCTTTTGACGCAGTTCTGATACAGTCACAGTGCTTTTCTGTGCTGTAAATACTGAAGCATTTATGTCAATATTAGTAGGAATGAATAAAAACTCTGAATGGTTCATATAATCAATACGAGGCTGATTTTTTGTAATCTTCTCATGCTTCACAATCATCGTAAAGAATCCATTAGGCAGCTCTTTACTCTCCTGGACCTTCACTTTCCCTTTATTGACTAATTCAACCAACTGAAGATACTGCTGCCAATCTGCCGGATTGTTAAGATCAAAGACATGCTTTTGCTCTACCCACTCAACCTCTCGATCCCACGAACACTTCACCAAACCGATCTTTTTGTAAAGTGATGATTTCACCCATCTATAAGCAATCTTATATCCTGCGTTCTGAGTCATAAATTGATGCTGGATGAGGTCTTGCATTACATCGGCGTTGTTTACGTCTTCTGCCCCTATAGGTTTGAGTGTGACAACCTCTGAGCCTCCTAGTAAAATTCTCATCATATCAGGCATAACTGCATCAACTGTATTGGCCACATCTTTTGTTACGAACTTGGATCTCTTTGATAGTTCAGGGAATTTCTCATTGTAATAGTCTTTATCTGCTTCATAGATCTGCACAGCTTCTTCAACTTTAGGCTGGATCTTTTCGCTGTAATAACTCTCGGCAGTTTCTATATCCTGCAACACGGCTCTTAATAATTCATCATTGGTGGTTTTTTTCTTATCCATCTGCGCTCATCCTTTTATGCTGGTGTGTAAATTCAACATTAGCTTTCTCTGCCACATCATCAAAGAAAGTCAATGCAACTGCATCAGCTTCATCCGGTGATTTTCCATACTTTTTCTTAATATCCTCTTTTGAGGCCAACTTCAGTTCACCTTTCTCGGTATATTGAGCTTCTGTAGCAGATAACTGCATCAGAAGAGATTTATTGTTTGGTATTTTACCGTTTTCTTTAAGCCACAGTTTCAGCTTCATATACATCTCAGATCTTTT